AAAGTTTGTTTGGTTATCCACAGAAACCATGATTGGTAGGTCACTAAAAGAAAAAACAAACAAAGCCATCACATCTTTACGCCAAGCCATCAGAGAACACGCCATGTATGAAGTGCAAAGGCTGGGTCAAGAGATTGAGCAAGAGCCTGTGGCGTGGATGTATGACTGGACAACAAGTGAAGGCGAGTTCTTACAAAACTGGACAACGAGCGAAGCCGAAACACTACGAGACACTGAGCCAACCATCATCACAAATGTGCGTCCGTTATACGCAACTCCACAACCTTGCCCAACGTGCGAAGCGTTAGCCCGTACTGTGATGATGGATCAAACTGGAAGAGATTTATGAGACCTGACTATTGCCCGATTGGTGGACAGCCTTGTCAATCTCTTTGCGACACGCCATGCACCACACCACAACAACGCAAACCGCTGACGGATGCGCAGATACTGGCGAATGAAACACTGCGTTATCACTTTGGCCTGAATGGTGGTGCTGGGCCTGTATCAAAAAAAGGCAGGGCAGTAATAGATGCCATCGAAGCCGCCCACGGTATTAAGGAGTAAGACATGATTGAAGTATTGAAACAGGCGCTTGAAGCGTTAGATTTGTCCCATCCTAGATTTGGAATTGGAACTGCAAAACACATTTCCGCAACAGCCGCCCTACGCCAAGTCATTGCAGAGTTGGAAAGGCAAGAGCCTGTGGCGTGGCGCACGTTTGATGGCGAAGGTCAGTATGAGTATCGAGCCTATGAAGAAAACGAAAGCTATGCGGATGAGTGGGACAAACGCAATCCAAACCACAAAGGTTGGGTTGAACCCCTTTACACCCACCCACCACAGCGCACAGAGCCAAAAGTGTGTTGTCAGCAATACGATACCTGTTTAGAACCTTGCACACCAAGAGGTAAGCATTTGGCACAGCGCACATGGGTAGGGCTGACAGGTGAAATGCTTTTGAAAGCGGCTCAATCAAGCCTATCACCAGAGCAATACGACCATTTTGAAGCTATGTCTAAGCACCAGCCTGACATTTACGACCGACTTGCTTATGCAATAAGAGTTCAAGATGAATGACACAAAACTTGATGGATTTATGTACTCGTACATTGGAGCGGATGGCAAAGAGCGAATACTTAGCGCATCGTTTGGAACAACACGCACAAAGGCTAAACAGTACTTTAATGCACAAAACAATATTCAGCGACTCCAACCAGTCAAGCCATATAAGCTATACGAGGTAAGCATTATTGTGATAGCAGAAGCCAAACTCAAGGAACGCAATGGATAAGCACTTTAATGGCACAAGGGCTGACGATCTACAGATCAGCGGCAACCACTACAAAGAGATGGCAATTCAGCCTTGGGAGTTGATGGCATCAGTCCTAACACCAGAGGAGTTCGCAGGATTTCTCAAGGGAAATATCATCAAGTACAGCCTGAGAGCAGGGCATAAAGATGGTAGCGATGACCTTGGCAAAGCACGACACTACATGATGAAATTGAGAGAAATAAATGAATCAAGAAACTAAACACCCATTCGACTATTCTGGCGCATCAATTTGGACAACAGATGCCAAACTGAAGATGATTAACATTGGCAAGAAAAATGGCACAAATCGTAGAGAGCAACTCAAGCACAATGAAGTGCAAGGCTTGCATCTGCTGCAAAGCAAGAGGAACAAGAAATGACATCAGCCTTTGACTATAAAGGTCAACCCTCTATCTGGCTGACAGATACCAAGCTAAAGCGGTTCAAGCAAGGTGATGAGTACACAAAGAAGAGGCAAGACAAGCAGGACATCAACGATAAAGAGCAAGTCTTTATCTACTCTAAGGCTTTTGGTAAAAAGAAATGATTGTCAAGATACGCACCTTTTATGGCAGAACCAGAGGTTTGCGAGGTGATAGGCAGACTAAGGTAGATCAGGGGGTGGCTTGGTTATGCCAGAAGTGTGGAGAGGTGATCTTGTTTGAACATCTCATCCACAAACACTTTTGCAAGACTCAGATTAAGCTACAAGTCCATTCAGATAAGTAGTTTTTCCCGCAATTTTGGTAGCTGTCAACTCTTGTTTCTTCAGGTTGTTAGGGTCATAGCTAACATGAACCCAACCTGAGTTTGGCTGACCTTGTGTGTAGAACTCTAAGATCAATTGAGTGTATTCAAGGTTATCCATGATCCATTGAGCCAGATCGGGATTGGCAACACCATTGATCTCAATGTCAGCGGCTTGACCTTTGCAGTGGTCTGATGTCTTACTACCGCCAACAGCAGCATTTGACTCAGGGCTACGATAGCCAGAGTTCACAGTCACCGACTGACCAAAGTGTTCACGCACAGGCTGAAGAACTTTCTCGCACAACAGTTTGAGGTTCTCAATGGTTTCCTCATCAGGTGTATTGTCCAGACCCAGACGAGTGGCAGTGTCTGACTTGGTGAGTTCTTTGAGGGTGAAGTTAGCTGACAGGTTCATGGTTTTCCTTTCAAGGTTTGGTAGGCGGCATTGTAGGCATCAATACAGGCATTGAGTTGTCTGGTGTTGGCATCTCCTTGGTCTGTGATGGCGATAAGAGATTTAGCAATCGTTGGGTCAAGTTCGGCTGTTGCTTGAACGCTATCTCCGCTGGCAGGGGTGGTATCTGTGGCGGTTGATATGGGGCAGTTGGCTGCTTTGACAGGAATCCGCAACTTGAGGCTGCCAGAATCAATGTCAGCATTGCGCTTTTGTTGAGCAAGTTTTGCATCTTGGTTTGCTTTCTGAAGTTTAGTGGCTTGGGTTTGAATGGCCGAGACTAGGACTCTTTCCTTTTCCCTAGCCTCTGCATTAAGGGCGGCTATCTCAAGTTGCTGACGAGTCACCTCATCACTCTTACCCTTGAAATAACCACCGCCAAATGAACTCACCACAGCCATCAGGATACCCAACAGTACCCAAGGATTAAACAGACTCATGGTGCGGGTGGCTCGTCATTGTCAGTGGCATCAGCCTTGGCAATCGCCTTGGCACTTGCTGAAACAGCAGAACGACCAGCGACACCGCCAAGTACACCAGTAATGAACACCATGATGGTGTTGATCTGTTGGGTATATACCTTGTCAATTGCCGCCATGCCTGACATTGGTTGCGTAACGAATGAAACGCTGTAGAGGAACATGGCAACAGAGCCAAGGAGGATCATCGTTAAGGAGAAGATGACAATAGCCCAGATTCGGACTTCAATCTCTTCAGCGGTCATGCGGTTATTAGGTTTGTATCCAATGGTAGGCATTACTTTTTCTCCTGTGCTGGTTTAATTAATTGCTCTGGACAAGTTTCTGTGGCTGAACATATTGGGGGCTTACATTCAGCATTTTGCCAATTCTGAGGGTCTTGGCAAGGATACCTAAAGCGGTCTTCGCACCCTGTCAAAAACAGGATTGTCGCCAATAGATTCAGGCTCATTACGATCTTTATCACGCTGTTTCCTTTCAATGCGTTTCTCAATCTTTTCAAGTTTCTCTAAGGCACTTTTAGTTTGATTCTTCGCCTCAAGAATGTCCAAATACAACATTGCACCTAATGGGAGTAAAAACGCAACCAACACACAAGCAGCAATCCATCCCATTATTTCCTCTCCAATTGACTTACGAACAGAAACCACAGCCACAGGTATAGGAGGAATATAAAAGTCATTGTTAGATACCCTAGCTTTAGCTGGAAGTTTCTTTCCTCCTCTTTGCGTAGCCATGTCTCTTGCCTCTTCTTAGCCTCTTCCATTAACCTTGCTTGTGTCTGCTCCTCTTCGATCTTGTCTTTCATCTCGTAAACTGAACTGTATAAAGCACCCATCTCAGGGGGTGCGCTATATACAAGACATTCACGAATCTGAACAACCAACCTGTCCATCTCCTGCTGTGCCATCACCCTCTTCAGAGCCGCTTCCATGTGGTTCTGATTTGGGTCATAGACTGTCAGACTCTTTTCTTCTTCTTCCCTTATGTGTGCCGCTAACTGCTCCTGAAGTTTGAAGAACTCGGTTAAGTTCTTAACTATGTCTATCTTGACTTGAGTTTCGTCAACACTGACATACTCCGACTTTTTAGACTTAGCCACAGGCTTTGCAACTTGAGGCTTTGAGCTACCAGCAAAGAACTTGCGGAACTTACTCCAGAAACCACCAAGTTCCTTGCCGATAGCCACAACCTCATCAGCAGTTCTTTTGACTTGAACAAACTGCTCTTTAGCTTGCTTGTAAAGGTCAACACCTTGCTGAATCTGCTTGACCAGACCAGCCGCCATGAGGCAAATCGTGATTGGATCAATTTCAGTCTCCT